CAGCAAGGCGGTCACAAAGATTGTGTTCTATTTGTGACACAATATCCAATGGCGGAGTAATGCCCCTAGAAATTAAAAGCTTCTCGCAATTATTAACCATGTCATGCCAATCTCCGCCGCGAACAGGCTCGTTTACGATTGGACAGTTAACCAACCATCCCTGCGCTGGAACATTGGTTTTTTTTGCGTAGCAGAATTTTGGACTACTCATTGACCACAAGCTCCGCTTCGTAAACCTCGTCTGGAATCTTCATAGATTCAAGTTTTGTGGCAATGTTGATCTGAATCGGGCTACCGCCAGTTCCGTCATTGAAATTAATCTGGGCGGCTTCGGCCAATTGTTTGATATTCCTCATCATTCCAAGGGCTTCCATGCCATCTAAATCCTGTGCGGCATCCGCCGCCTTGACTAATACTTGACCAGTCAAAAACTTGATTGATTTTTTCATTACCTCAAGTGAGGCAGTAATATCAGAAAGAAGGGTCGGAACATTGTCGTTCTCCCAAGGAGCGGGGGCACTTTCATTTACCAGCCTTTCTCTGCAAGCCTTCCATCTTTGGACATCCATCCATCCCCTGACTGTAGAATGAGGAATATCAAGTTCTTGTGAGATCTGTCCAAGATTTTGTCCAGCGCAATACATGGCAAAAGCCTTGATGCATTGCATCTTCTTATCTCTGTCCATCTTGGTCATGTCGGGTGCTGGCGGAACCACATTGATCGCCTTCACGATTTCCCAAGGATAGGGCATTTCTTCCTCTGGGTTATCTTTCCATAGCTTTTTGCAGTCATCCCACTTTTCATTGGAAATAAACCCCTTGGCATAATCCTGCTTGTTTACCCCAAGTGCTTTTGTTATTTCCTTGAGGGGTCGTTCAGCGACATATAAGCGGAATGCCGTTTGCTTTTTATACCTTCCTTCTGGAGAGTCCCAATCTGTTTTGGGACGCTTCTGCTTGTTTTCCATCCCTGATAGAGTAATCTAAGTTTCTTTTATGGCAAATCAAAATCCCGAAGATGGGGTTGTAGAAAAATACGGAAGACTTTGGTATCCCAAGAACGGACAGGCAATTACGCCGATCCGAATTGAGATGGACGCCTTTCTTATGGGGCTAACCCCAGAAGATGGAGGTCTTGGCAAGGCCCGTCATTACAGAAACGTGGTTTCTGCCATATGGCCAAGCTTCCAATGGCACAAATGGGCCGAACTAGCAGCCCAAGCCTTTTGCACCAATATCCATGAGGTAGACGAGGCCAGCGGGAATAAGTTTGTCCGAAGTGTTACGGGACTGGCTGGCGGAACCGATTCTGGGAAGTCCTACGGAATGGCCGCATTTGCCCTTGTAAACTGGTTTTGCGACCCGATCAATACAATGTGCATTGTGGTCTCTACGAGTAAAATAGACGCGAAGCAGCGCATCTGGGCGGCACTGGTTAAGATGTATCGCGAGGCTAGGGCCATGGGATTGGCTTCTGGCCGACTTATTGAGTCCATGGACATTATCAAACTTTCTGAAGAAGAGGGCACTGTTATCGATGTGGAGACTGGAGTAAGTGATGCGTCTTCCATCATGCTTCTGGCGGCTGGTGATGAATACAAAGATGACGCCCAAAAACGACTTCAGGGCAAAAAGAATCGGCGTATTGTGTTGATTATAGACGAGTTACAAGATTGTTCTGCCTCTGTTATTAACGAGGCAATTTGGGGATTTAAGGGCGCACAAGAACTTTATGTGGTTGGGGCTGGAAACCCATCCTCCATCTTTGATCCCCACGGGAAATTCTGCGAACCCATCAAAGGATGGATGAGCGTGGATGAAGAAACCCCGAACTGGAAGATACGGGTAGCTGGTATTGAGGGAATTTGTATTAGGTTTGATTCAGAGAAAGACAATCCGAATCAACTAGCTGCCGAAGCTGGCAAGGGACTTCGCTATCCATTTCTTCCAAAGCCCAATGATGTAGCCATCGCCCGAAAAGAACTTGGAGAACTTAATCCTCAATATTGGAGAAAGTTTAGGGGATTCTGGCCTCCAGCGGACGCCGACGATTCCACCATTGTGTCAGATATCTTGCTGGCCCGTCATGGGGGACTTGATAAGCCCATCTGGGATGGAACTCCGAAAGATATAGCTGGAATTGATCCAAGCTACACGGAAGGAGGAGACAGGTTTGTGTTCACCCACCTGAAGTATGGGCGACTAATTACAGGAAAGTGGGCAATTGCCGTTGAGAAACAATATGTCCTCAACCGCAGGGCTGGATCTACTCAGGACTTTCAGTATGAGATGATTGAACAGATATATGATCTTTCCAAGAAGCTTGGTATCCCCAACCAATGGATGGGGGTGGACGCCTCGGCTGGAGGTATATTCTGGTCTATCGGAGAAAGGGAGCTTCTCAAAGGATGGCACTCGGTAAGTTTTGCTGGCGCGGCCTCCGATCTTCCTGTCAGTGCTCAATATGCCATGAGAAACGAGGAAACGGGAAAGCCTCAAGTCGGAAAAGAATTATTCCACAACATGGCCAGTGAACTTTGTTTTGTTGGAAGATATTTCCTTGAATGTGAACAGCTTAAGGGAATTACTCCAGATCTTGCTTGGGAGATGACACAAAGAAAGTACGCCCGAAGAACCAGAAAGATCATCATTGAGTCCAAGACAGACATGAAAAAGCGGATCGGCAAGTCTCCCGACTTATTTGACTCGTTTGCGGTTGGCTTGTTTGTAGCCCGTAAGGTATTTGGAGCCATGGCTGGCAGTGAGGCGATTGAAGAAAAGAAACGGCTCAACAAAGAATCATTCAAGAAACTCAAACAGTCCTTGACTCTTAGATCAAATTGGTAGATTCTAGGCTGAATTTTTATGGCTCAATTACCTATTGCGGAAGCAGATATTTGCATTTTTCAAGGCGCAACATTTAGCCAGACTCTTTACTGGGAGACTGGAACTCCGTCTTCTCCAGTTAATCTAACTGGCTACACAGCAAAGATGCAGATCCGCTCCAAGCCAGAATCCAAAGCAGTTATTCTTGAACTATCAACAACAAATGGCCGCATCACTCTTGGAACTGCTGGAAATTTTACAACAGGAGCCATCAATCTTTTGATTACGGCGGCAGACACCGCAAATCTTAGCGTTTGTGATACTGCTGTTTACGATCTTGAGTTGACCTTGGGATCGGTTGTCACTAGAATCTTACAGGGTAATGTCATTATTTCCCCAGAGGTAACACGATGAGCAAAATTTGCATACCAATTCCTTCTTCTTCAATAATTGGATTTTCAACAGAATCTGATTCCACCCCAAGTGTTAATGTGTTTCGTGTGGAGCCATCTATTACGAGACTGACTGGAGGAACCGCTACAGATCTTGACGGGCTTGTAACTTCAACAGGAGTTTATCCTATCGGAATTTGCATTTTCTTGGTGGTGTCTGGTGTTCCCCATATTTATCAACTGGTTGCAGGAACAGCCACAGAATCATCCCCTTCTGTTATTCTTCCAGAAGATTACAGCGTTTCTCTTAACGCTAAATATTGGATTCAAAGAATGTAATAAATGAAAAATCTACTAATTGCAATTTTGAGTTTTGGGTTGTTTGCTTCGGCAAATGCTCAAACGCGCAGTGTTCTTGTTGGCACAAATAACACAGTTGTTAGCCCTACAAACTTTTGGAGCGCAGACGCATCCAATGCTAGGGTTGGACTTGGTCTTTCTTCTGCCGCAACCAATCCCGCATCAGCATTTCAGTCCTCTTCTACAGTTCTGTCAAACTTGGCATCAAGCAACGGAGTCAACCTAACAAATATTTCTGTTTCTGGAATTGTTGGTGCTTTGGCCACGAATGGTAATGGCGCAGGGCTTACCAATATTCTCGGCTCTAATATTGTTGGAACAGTCGGATTGGCGTCTAATGTCACGGGAGTAGTTGCTATTACCAACGGAGGAACTGGAGCCACAAACGCTTCTTCGGCAAGAATAGCGTTAGGAGCAACAACTGTTGGAAACAATTTGTTCACCCTCTCTAATCCTTCTTCAATTAGATTTATCAGATTAAATGCAGATAATACAGCATCAGCCTTATCTTCTTCTGATTTTCTTACAGCAATTGGATTTTCTACTGCAACATTCCCAGCGGAAAATATAACAAATCAATTGTCAATTTTTCAAGGAGGGACTGGAGCGTCAAACGCAGCAATAGCCAGAACAAATTTGGGTCTCGGAGCGACATGGCTCACCAACACCAACGTCACGAATTTCCGAACGGCCATTGCGCTTGGACAAACAAACAGTGTTACATTTTCATCTGCAACAATTTCCAATTCTCTTACAGTAGCAACAACGCTTGGCTCGTCTTTGTTTATCAATAACACGAACATATTCATAAACTACGGCCCTGAAGGCAGTGGATTTTTGAGGTTATATAATGGTGGGGAAACAATAAGTTTGGGGGCTGACGGAAAAACAGAATTATCAGGCCCATTGGCATTTGATCAAACAGCCGATGCAGCAATAACCCGCACCAACCTCGGTCTTGGATGGCCCGCATTAACAAATACCAATGCCGCAACATTCCAAGCGGAACTTTTTGGATCTAATACCAATCCAGTATTGGTTGATACAAATGGAGATGTGGTAAGCCCGATTAATTTCTGGCAACGCGCACCAATTCAAACATTGGTTCAAGATTTTACGGCGATTGTCACAACACAGACAAACAACGCTACCAATGCCCGTAATCTCTATATTTATTCATTGGCCACCAATGTATCTGGCATTTCCAATACCATCCTCCTCCCGACCAACGCCGTAACATTTGCGGGAGATGAGGTGACAGTTGTCCACCAAGGAACTACCAATACAACCACGGTAGTTAGACAAGCTGGATCTACTAACAATTTAATAACCCTCAGTAGATTTGATGAGGCTGTTAAGTTTATCCGAGAATCTGGACAATGGGATTTCTACCACAACATATCTTATGTAGAGGCAATCCAGTTCTCTGGCACCAATGCGTCTAACAATATTGCGGCAAGCAGAACCAACCTTGGCCTCCCGCTTACAGCCCTTACCAATAGCAACAATGCCAATTTCCAAGCAGCAGTGTTTGCTACTAACACCATTCCTACAAATTCCGCAAACGCAAATTCCATTGGATTTAATACCGCTGTAGCTTGGATGGAGGTTACAGTTTCCACCAATGGAACAAATCACAGCTTCAGAATTCCACTATTCCGATGACCAATTACTGGAGACTTGAAAAAGATATTGAAATCGTCCAAGGAAAAACATGGACGGCGAAGTTTCGTTATCTGACCAAGTCCTGCAAGGAAAAGTCCAACGTCCCAGTCAATCTTACGGGCTACGGGGCCAATATGGTTATTCGGGAGTGCGCCAAGGATAGTGCTACATTGCTCACTCTAACCTCTGGAGGAGGCATTACACTTGGCGGAACGGCTGGAACAATCGAAATAGAAATTACCGCCACGCAGGCCGCAAATCTGACAGCGGGAGACAATGTCTACGAAATCGAACTCTACCAAGGATACACCTACATCGCATTTGCTACTGGTAAGGCCAAGGTCTACGAGGAGATTGCCCGAAGCTAATGGAAGTCATTGAAGTAGTAGAGAGGGAGGTTGAGGTCATTGAGTTGATCGAACGCGGCCCTGTTGGGCCAACTGGCCCGCAACCAGATATTAACTATACTGTAGTTTCTTCTAATACCACATTGCAGGCAGCAGATCTTATTGCTGCCGATACTTCTGGAGGGTCTTTTACTCTTACTCTTCCACTAAATCCTAGTAACGGTGATGCGGTAGACATCTTCGATTTCTCTGACACTTTCGACACAAATAACCTGACCATCGCCCGAAACGGACAACCCATCGAAAGTCTGGAAGAGAATCTGGTCTGCAACGTCGAAGGAGCTTATTTCACCTTAATCTACACTGGAGCAACAAGAGGCTGGCAAGTATTACCACGATATGGAACTTCGGGCGGGGGCGGCGAAAGTGTTCTAACAAACCAAGGTGACACACTTTATCGCGGTGTCGGGGTCAACGCCCGCCTCCCTATCGGAACCGCAGGACAGGTTCTGAAAGTAAACAGTGGAGCTACTGCTCCCGAATGGGGAACCATCTCCACAGCACCTAGCGGCCCCGCAGGCGGAGACCTTACGGGAAGCTACCCCAATCCAACTTTAACGACTACGGGCGTCAGCGCGGGAACCTATACCAAGGTAACCGTTGATGCAAAAGGGCGGGCTACTGTCGGAGCTTCCGCGACAAAGTCTGATGTCGGATTAAGCAATGTGGACAATACGTCTGATGCCAACAAACCCGTATCCACAGCGACCCAGACTGCGCTAAATCTAAAGGCTAATCTAGATTCTCCCGCTCTCACGGGAACCCCGACAGCACCTACCGCTGCTGCTGGAACTGACACCACCCAGATTGCTACTACGGCATTTACGTTGGCCAATCGCGGAGACAGATATCTAACAACCAGCACATCTTCCCACTCTCTTAC